GCCCTGCATCTTCACCAGCTCGGACAGCACGGCGCGCAGGGCCAGGGCCTGCTGCCTGGCCTCCACCAGCGGCGCGCTCAACACCAGCTCTGGCGCATCCTTCCAGCGCTCGGCCACTTCGAACCAAGTGTCATGATCGCCGGAGATCCACAGGTCGATGGCGTCCAGGCGCGCCTTGATCCGGACGGCCTCCTCGGCCAGGGCGCGCTCCGGGCCGGTCAGGGTCTCCACTTTCAGGTCCGCGGCCAGGCGATCTGATCCGGTGCTCATCGGCACTCCCGGTTGTGCTTCTCGGCGTGCTCCATGACCTCAGGCAGTGGGGCGCATTCATCCCTTTCTGGACTCCACCACCAATTACATGCAGTGTGGCGAAGCTCCAGCCCGGATGTGCCGTCGTTGAACCATATGCTGAAGATTTCGAAGCGCTTCATCTCCTCGGGGCTCACCGGCACCCCTGCGCGCAACTTCCCGGAGGCGTCCAGCCCAGCTTCTCCAGGATCTCCTCCACCTCCGCGGGAATCTTGATGACGGCATCGGCCTCCGCGGTCACCAGAAGTGGGGTCAGGAAGAGGGTGACCTCTGCGAAATGGCCTGCTTCGGTCTTCAGATCCACGGCCCTGACGTGCTTGCTGATGTCCTGGCCGTCCAGCTCGATGCGCCCGCTAGGCCCATTGAGATCCAGCTTGATGGTTTTCGTCACGTTCTGTCACCTTTTCGGCAGAGTTGATCATTCAAAGCTGTTGATCTTGGGGGGGAATCTTCGCGACAGGTGCGTGGGGTCGCATCACCCCTGGTCACAGCGATTCGGACATACCCCCCCACCTCGGTCACGATTTATGTAACAGAGGGTGACAACCAATCACGAGATCGGACACTAGGGATCACTAGGGCATTGGGTCCATTCTTACCTTTGCGACCATTGCATGATCTACACAACACACCTAGTTCACCTTGGGGATCTCCACCTAGGGCCACTGCCACCACGTGGTCCGCTGTCAGGTCCGAGGCTGGGTGTCCAGGGACCAGGTAGCCAGGGCACCAGTCCCCGTACTGATCACGCCACCCATCCACGTGCGCCTTCCTGCGAGCACGCTCAGCAGAGCTACCGCGGCCATGCAGATCGGTACGGCCGGCCATCAGGTCACCATCCCGGTACCTCTGGCTTGAGTGAGTTGCTCGAGTCGATACTTCGCTCGCCAGTTGGTATTCCAGTCACCGGTACCCTGAACGTGTGCGGTGAGGTCATCGAGCTGGCCTCGGACGTGCCGAAGACTCATGCACTGCTGGTGGTAGACGACGGTGCCGCCCTGGTAGGCGTGGCGCGCGTCCTTCCATAGGAAGCGGCGACCGCACTCGGCGCAACGGTCGCGAATCCAGCGCCGGACCTTGAGGTAGGGCCAGAGGCGGTAGTGCAGGTGCCGAGCGTGCCGGATCGTCCACCAGAGGCGCGGCAGGGTGTGCATCGGTGGACGGCCGCAGACAGTGAACGCATCCGCGCCACCAGGCTCGTCATGCCAGATATCAAGGCGAATGAGACGGATCTCCAGTGCGAGAAACGATGGATCGTGCATCAGGTCATCGTCCCCTGGCCCGACGGTGCGCGGCGCCCTTACGCGCCATGGCTTTGCGCTGGAGATGGGTGTGGCCACCGTTGGCGATCCTGGCCGCTTGCTTCTTGGTCATGCCCTTACGGCGCAGCGCACGGTAGACGTTCTGCCGGCTCTTGTAGACGAACCCGTATTTGCCGCCTCGGCTGGACACCATGGTCATCACCCCTTAGGCCCAGTACACCATGAAGCCCGGGGGTGAGCCCGGGCTTCATGACACCGGACTGTGCTACGGGGGTCACGGGTCCGATGAGAGGCACTGTTGACGGTACGCCGCGCCGGCTACCCGTCAAGCCACGGTGGCGTGATGCCCACGGCGTCCAGTATCTGAGCCGGCGTAGGTGGCCTCGGATGGTCCGCCGGTGGGCCGCAGCACACCATCACGATGTGATCGAGTGGCCTCATGTCCAGCACCTGATCACCATGAATGGCCGCCAGGGTGAGCAGCTGCGCATCGGTGATCGGATAGGCCACCATGATCGGCAAGCTGTACATGGCGCTACGCCATTCGATCGGCCGAGACCTGTTGCCGCACCGCGGACAGGGGTAGTGCGGGCCAGGGACCAGCCGCGTACCGGGCAGATCAGCCAGCGTGGTGGCATCCAGCATCCGCACGTCCTGCGGATGATCGCAGCGCACGCAGCGATACTCGGCCCAGCTCATGACGGCTCATCGGGAACGCACGTGTGGCGTATCGCCACCATCTCATGCGTGGCCGGCCCAGACGGCTTCTCCAGCCGGCACACCTTGACCTGAATCGGTTCCGACCAGTCATCGGAAAGCATCTTGATCAGCTCCGTGGACATCTCCACGGTCACGGTAAGCCCGAATCCACCTTCCACGCTCACCCGCCTAAGCTCCCTTGCGCCGCGGCCAAGATCAGCAGCACCAGGACGACAGATCCGACCGCTACCGTCCAGCGAGCCACCTTCGCCCGGCGCGCGTACCGCTCGTAGTGCTTGCGCCCGTACTGGTCCGCGGCAGCATTGCGCGCCGTACGCCAGAAGCTCACTTCAGTGCCTCCCTGAACTCGGCCAGCGTGCCGCAGCGCCGGAAGAACTCCTGATCGCTCCATGTCCAGAAGGATGACCAGGCGATGCCCATCCGGACCGCCACGGCCATCCGGCTACCCCGCATCATCCTGAGCGACCAGCTGACCTTGGGCTCATCACCAGGCGTGCCATGGGTGGCATGCGGCAGGAAGCCGATGGCCTGCCGCGGCGCCGAGACTCGCCAGCCGCACGTCTCGGCGTACGCCTTCAGACCGGCCACCGGAACGGGCACCGGATCCTTCGGTTCCATGTCCGAGGTGTGCAGCGGCGCCGGGTACGGCTCCCGATCCTCTGCTGCCGGCGCCTCACCGGGCGGCGGGAAGGGGTAGTGGATGACGTTCATCGGGCATTCCACCAACTCAGGATCACTCCGGCCAGCAGGGACGCGACGATAAAAAGCCAGAAACGAGCGTTCTCCCGGCGCCGGGTACGTTCGATCTTCCGCATAACGCGCTCGATCTCCTCGGGTGTCATATCGCCACCCGGTACGCCATGCCCTGAACATCTTCACCATCGGCAAGCGCCCGCAGGACGGCCTGGGCCGGCATGGTGCGCAGGTGATGAGCCAGCCGCTCCAGCGCCTCCGGGCGGTCCTTGAGGGCGCCCAGGATGCGGTTGCAGCTCAGGTCACCGGTGCCGCACAGCAGACCGCGTACCGCTTCGATCCGGTTGCCGTACGCGTGGTTGTGGTCCACGCTGAGCCGGCGCGCGCCGCGGCCCTTCGGGTCATCGGGGTGGATGCCGCGCTTCTCCCAGCAGCCGTAGCAGCGGCCCAGCTGCGCCAGGTAGATCGCGCGGTACTGGGCCGGGGTTACGCCGTACTGCTTAAGTACTTTGCCGTAGAAGGCACGCCAGGACGCCACGACAACCGGCAGCATGCCCTCGGGTGGCGTCCACTCCAGGGTCATCGCTTGCCCCCCATGAAGGCCACGGGCCACATCAGCACGATGGCCACAAACAGGCCTATCGCACCGTAGGCCTGTTTGCCGGTACGCAGGGCATGTCCGCCATCCTCCGGATCCCAGAAGGACCCAACAGCGAACAGTAGGCCGGCCACCAAGTACATCAGCAGCAGGAACGTGAAGACGGTCATCGCTTGATCCGGTAGAACGCGACGCGGCGCGCCGAGTCGAACTCCTTGCCGTACCGCATGACCTTCTGTGGCACCGGGCGGTACTGCACCTCGAGGTGGCCTTCGGCGACCATGCGGATGATGTGCGTGATCAGGCTGACCGGTTTCACGTCATGAGCCGGCGCCACCTTCTCAGCCAGGACGCGCCCGTTCTGCCACTCACCCAGCTCATTCCAGGCGTCCTGCCAGGCCAGCGCGACCCTGCCTCCCTTGTTGCCCTTGTTGCCGTGCGCGGGCGCGGGGGCCAGCCCGTTCGGCAGGGTCTGCATGTTCATATCTCCACTATGCCAGATCGGGTCATTCCACGTCCAGTGAGGGGATCAAGGCAACCAGCCGACAGCCGTAGCAGTCCACGTACTGCGCGTCCTTGCGATCCATCAGCCGGTACCGCTTGAAGCCACCGGGGACGTGGCAGGCCGGCCTGTCCGGGTTCGCCTTGGCGCGCAGGTGGACCGGAGCGGCCACGGCGCGCTGCTGCACGGTGTGCATCCCGGTCCGGATGACCGTCTGCGCGATCAGCCCGGTGCGGATCCCCTCGTTCACCGTGGCACTCAGGCCCTTGCTGACCGGGCTCCGCTCTGGGCTACAGCTCCACTTGTAGCCGTGGAGGTAGACGACCAGCCCCTTCTCGATGGCCCGGATCAGGCGGGCCATGTCCAGGTCCGTCACGCCGCCCTGGAAGCGCGCCTCTTCCGGCAGCAGCTCCGGGTTTATGGCGTGCGCGCCGGCCCGGATGATCAGGGCCTGATCGGCGCTGGGGAAGTCAATGACGTTCATATGATTACTATAGCAGAGGGGTAGCTGTGCAGGCTACCCCGAGGCTGTGCAAGGTCTGTGCAGGCGGCCAGAGGAGGCTGCACGTGCCGTGAGCTGGGGTTGTGCAGGGTGTGCAGGATGTGCAGGCAAAAACGCTCACTCACTCCCACTATTACGCAACTACATGATGATCTTACCTCTCTTACCCTCTATATATATACGTACTTTTACCCTGCACACCTTGCACAAGAGAGAATATGTAAGTGCTGAGCTGCGAAAACAGGTGTGCAGGGTCCCTCCCGGAACCCTGCACACACCCTGCACAGCAGGTCAGACCCTGCACAACACCTAGATCGCGTCACTTCCGATGCCGTGCAGCACTGTCACGAACTTGCCGTCATGCCGTGTCCGTTTCGACTCCAATGTGTCAATCTTCTTGCGCAGGTCCCGGCTGAAGATCTCCAGCGTGGTGGTGTCCTTGGTCCGACCCTGCACTTCACACCAAGATCGATACTTGACGTACAGATGGTCCAGCCGGATCGACTGCTCCTCGCCGACCGTGCACCAGTCCTCTACGAACGCCCCGATCGGATCGGCCAGCCGGCGCGTGGCCTCCATCTCGTCCTTGCCGGAGTCCGGCTGCGTGAAGGCGCCGCGCGCGTCCAGCCGGTCCAGGCCGTCCAGCGCCCAGTTGAGAATCCCGGGCAGCTCATGCATCAACTTCTCGGTCAGCCCGGTGTCCTCGCGGCCGAAGAACGATTGCCGGAACGACACGTAGATCATGCGATCGACCAGGGCCCCGGACCGGTCGGAGAACGTGGGCGTGTCGTTGCTCATGAGCATGAAGCGCACGCCGAGCCGGCCCTTCCAGGCGCTCTTGTTCTTCCGGTTGACCGTGGCATGATCCTCGCCGGAGACCTCCAACAGGATCTGCACGGCGTCCCCGATCGACCTCGAGTGCCAGCGCACGTCCGAGGCCACGGCCAGCGCGGCGCCGATGAACGGCTCCAGCCCGAACGTCCCGCCCAGCGTGCTCAGGTTCAGCCCGGAGACGTGGTCCTTGCCCACCAGGGCCGAGAGCACCCGCGCGATGGTGCCCTTCCCGGAACGCTTCTTGCCGATCAGCGCGGCCATCTTCTGCTGCTCGGTCCGGCCGGAGAGCACGTATCCGAACCATTCACCCAGGAAGTCCTGTGACTGCTGGTCGTCCGGCAGCACCTGGTCCAGGAAGGACTGCCAGGCCGGCGCCGTGGCGGTCGGGTCGTAGTCAAACGGCAGGGAGAACAGGTTGAACCGCTCAGGCGTGTGCGGGACCAGCGTCCGGCCCTCGATCACACCATTGGCCGCGGCCATCACCTGATCGGCCTCACCCACGCGTTGCAGCTCACCCACGCCCAGGGCATGCGCCAGATTGCCGATCTTCTGCTTGGTGGGCGCCCAGGGCGCCCTGGCCGGCTCCTCACCCTCCTTCTTGGCGGGTACCAGGTACACCGCGTCCCCGGTCTGCTGGTAGAGCCACCGCTCGATCTCCGGCGTCTCCTTGATCTCCCAGTGCGCACCGGTCCATCGGTAGAAATCGTCCCGCCACCACGCGGTGTGCGGCGTGCCGCCCGAGGCCGGCAGCAGCTTGATCAGCTCTCGCGCCACCTGGAGCGGCTGACCCGGTGGTGGCAGGATCGTCCCGGGGGCGTCCGGGTCACCTCCGTCGATGGGCGCCTCCACCTTCACGGCCACCCAGCTCTTGCCGGCCTCGGTCGCGGAGTACGCCGAGTCGATGGTGGCGATGTCCTGGGCGTCCGGCTCGGTCCACCCGGTGGCCGGACCCAGCGCCGAGATCATGTTCCGGGCGCAGCGCTCCCGGTCGACCAGCCACGGGAAGTGTGCGCAGGCCATGGCGAACGCGTTGATGGCGTTGTTGAAGCCAGAGGTGGTGGCCTTGAGCTTCAGCCGTTCCTTGGTCAGGAAGTCCAGTGCCTGCGCCTCGGTGAAGCGCCGCTCATCCTTCGCGTCATCGAAGAGGCCATCCTTCGGCACTGTCGGTGCCGCGGGGAC